GCTTTTGGGGCTTGCCTGATTTCATTTCCATTTTGATGTTCTTGGAAATGGTCTTGTCTGAGTAACCTTTTTTCATTGGCATTTTGTTCTCCATGTAAAACAGGCCAACATCTCTGCTGGCCTGTCGGGTTGATTAACTCAAACGATAAGCGATGAAAGTATTTGCCGCCGTTTTACGGAGACGGACTCTCATTGCAGAACCAGCGGTTGCAGCAGACGTAGGATTCCCAACAATGGTCACATCAGTATTGACCGTGATGGTCATTGCGAATGCACCCAAAGTCATGAACGTAACATCAAATGAATCACCAATTGCCCATTCAGTTGCCAAGTCAAGGTTTGTACCTGTTGGCAATTGAATGTCACGGCTTGCTGTGGGAGTAGCAGTGATGATGCCTGTCAACACGTTGGCAGCAGTTGCCGCCATCGAGCCGCCATCAGCAATGTTGGCTGGCGCACCTTGAGGTTGCCAGTTGCCATTGTTGCTGATATCAGGAGCAACGCCAACTGAGTAGTACGCACCCGATGCACCAGCTTGAATAATCACGTTGGTGGCATTGGTAAATGCGCCTGAAACATAGGTGGTGTTGTCAACCGTTGTCAACAGATCATTAGCTTCAGGAAAGTTGGGGAAACCAACTTCTTGAAACACTTGTGCTGGTGAAAAGGCTTGAACAGCGATTTTCTCGCCTGCTGGTACGGCAACAGTAGCTGTGCCTTGTGCAAAAATTACTTGATAGCTCATGGTTGCCCCCTATTAGGTCTGACCGAATAACAAAATACCAGACATTTCTGGCTGCTTATTTACCACACCAAAGAGGGTGTCCAAGCGATACTTGGTCTTCATGGTGTTGACATCGTACTGCTTTTGCATGACCAACTCGATGCCTTGATCTGTGGAGGCTCGCATCACTGCAACACCAGCGTCAGAGGGGACAGCGTAACGACCAGGCAGAATCTCCAACGCATCTTTTTGCCAGAAGCAGTTAACTGGTGCAGTCACTGTATTCAAGCGGTTGATGGTTGCGGATGCGTTAGGTGTAACGATACAGTTTTGGTATTGCAACTCAGCATCAGTTCCACCTTGAGCAGAAATGATTGGAGGTGTAATAACGCAAGTTGTGGAATTGACCACTTGCACCACACGGAAAGTCTTGGAGAATCCAGTACCTTGCTTGGTGATGTGATGGACAGCCTCAACGCCACTGATTTCGATGGCAGTGCCAGCAGGCAGGTTGGTGGTGCTAGACACGGTAATCGTTTGGAAACGATTGTCCACGTTCTGAGTTTCACCAGTTGCTGCGGTGGCGGTTGCCACAGGCACGTAGTAGTTGTTGGCGGCAGCCAAAGTGCTCATTGTTGGGTCAGCACCAGTTGCACCAGCGAGGCGGTTTGCGTAGTCCAGTTTGTAGGTGTCAAAACCTGCAACCATACCAACATAAGAACGCTCAAATGCACTGTTTGACTTAGTGCCAGCGAAACTACGTGACACAGATGCGCCACCAGTACCACCAGCAATGTTGCCAGCGATGCCGTTGTAGTCACGGCTTGACAAAGCCAAGTAACGATCAAAGGCTTGAACACCCTGCTCGTTCATGATGCTGTCGCACAAGGCCACATCATCATAGTCACCAGCAGCAGTATTCACGGTCACGACCAAAGAGCCTTGAGCCGCAGCCACGTTCATGATGGCGATGTTGATGTCAGATGCCAATTTCTGCTTGGCGGCTTCGCCCAAACGACCTTCTTGCAACGCATCACGCAGTTCCAAAGCATCAAGAATGAACGGCACAGACTTTTGAAAGCCGAGTGTCGCTGGTACTGAAAGCTGTGTGTAAGCTGTGAAGTTATTAGTCTGGTCCATGCCATCGTACGATTGTGCGATGTAAGGCTGGGGACGATAGATCACGTTATTGGTGCGTTCCATCATCGAGCCATCTGTGTTGTAGATGGACACGTTGCGGGATAAAACCAAAGCATCGTTAAAGCCTTCGAGGATGTCCTCAAATGCTACACGCTCTTCTTTTGAAAAACTATTGCTCATAATAAGCTCCTATTAAATTATTTGGATGCTGATCGTTTCTGCGCCCTGTACTGAATGACCTTGGTCATGTTGCCAGTACGAGCCGCTTCTTCTCTCAGCCGTTCAAGTGTTGAGTCAACCGCACCAGATGATCTTCCAGTTCCTGTAACGATACGCTCTGGGGCGGGTGCTTGCCTGCGATTTGTAACTTTCAAGTCTTTCTCCAGTTTTGCTACCGCAAAGGCAAACTTTACGGGGTCTTTGATTTCAGCCAACTCTTTAGCCTTAGCAGGGTTCTTACCGAGTGCGTAAACAACGAGTGCAGGATTATCTGCACCTTGCAGCAAAACGCCTTGCTGGGTGATAGAAAAAACTTGTTGAGCAACTTCTTCAGCATCCTCAAAGTCCTTCACTCTTAGCTCGGCTTTCGCCTTGCCATAACCATCCAACTTGGCTTGCCATGCCTTTTGCTGATTCATAACTTCAGCTTCTTGCTTGGCGTTGATTTCATCGGCCTGTCGCTTGCGCTCAAACCAACTTGTCAATGCTTCCTCGTATGCATCAGCGTCATAGTCGTGATCTTCTAGCTTGGGCTTATTTCCAATCACCACTGGCTTGGTCTCAGTTGGTGCGGCTTGTACCCTTGCTTGCAGTTCACGATTCTGCCTTTGCAGTTCTCGGTTCGTCTTACGCAACTCTTTTACCCATTCAGGCGCAGGAGTATGTTCTTCGGGAGGTGGCGCTTCCTCACCAATGCTGACAACAACTTCTTCGATATCTTCTGGCTCAACCTCATCAACGGATTCGTTGACTTCGATTTCCTCTTCTACTACCTCGACTTCATTGTCCTCAATTACTGCCTTTTGATTCATCTTTGACCCCATTCAACTCACCCACTTTAAACGGCTGGGTGGTAACCGTTGTTTTAATTGTCGCTTGTTTTTTACTGATTCGCAACAGGTTGCACAATCTGACCTTGCAAAATTTCTTGCACTGCCTGGGCGTTGGTCATCGCCATGCTCTGTGCTGTCTCTTCAACCTTACCCAAAGTCTCTAGCGTTTGCGCCCGTTTGAGTTCTGCGCTTGCTACAGTTTCAACAGTATCAGCTCTTGCTCTTGCGGCTTTTGCCATTTCATTCTCGGCTGCGGCTTGCAAATACATTGCGTTCGGGTCTTGAGGCTTGCCTTGCATTTCTGCCATGAGTTCTTCTGCCTCTTGGTCTGACGGCTTTACAACACCCATCCGCAATAGTTTCTTGCGGAAATAAGCATTTGCATCCCCAACGCCCTCGCCTTCCATGTTCATCATCGCCATTGCAGTCAGCACTTGAGCTGTCTCTGGGTCTTGGGTGATCTGGAGCATTCCTGTCAAAGCCCTGACAGTTGCCGCACGTTTACTGCTAGAGGATGGGCCAACTTCAGCAACCACATCAAATGTGGCACTAGATAGGTCATTTGCCATCACCACAGCACCAGTTTCGGTGTCAATTGTGGGTTGCATCAACTCAACCATTCCAGCCTCACCAGTAGCGGCAATGGTTTTCATCTTGCGCTTGTCTTCGGTGTAGATTTCCTTTGCCATGCCGAGCCAAATCTCACCGCATCGCTTCATGCCCTTGGCAAAGTTGCTCATGTAAATGAACGTCTGCATATCCACACGGGTTTGAATCATCTCAACCGCTTTGCCTGATACGCCTGAAATCATCTTGTCAGCCCCTTGCGGGTTGCCCAAAATGTCCTGCATATCCTGTTCGGTGATGGCAAGTAAAGCCGCCATCGCAGGTGGTATTTGTGCTGACTTTGTATAGGCCACAGGGCCACTGATTTGTGTGCCGCCATCAGCACCAGTAACAGGGTTAATCAGCAGATAAGGGTAATCCCTCAGGTTATCTTCTGCCCACATTACCTGATGCCCAGCCACTTGCTCTGGGGTCATGATGGGCTTTTCGATGCTGGACAAGGCTGAAATCTCGCCCAGCTTGGACAGTTGCATATTCTTCAGGCGTTGGGCATCTTTAGCCAGACGCACAGCACCCATGCAACGCTCGATGTTATCTACAAACCAACGCTTGCCATAGACGACCACAATGGGGATATTTTTGCCTGCAATGTAGCCTGCATCTTCCAGCACCTTGCCACCAGACATGATGTATTTGCGAACTCGCATACGCTTGATGCGCTTTTGACGAACTTCTCTTGTGCCGACCGCCATCAGTGTTTCTTCTAGCATTTCATCGTCTGCAAAGTCTTGGGCTGTATAGCGTTCCTCAGTGCCATCAATGGCTTCAAATATGCGGATGACCTCGGTTTTTTCCTCAACCTTGTAGTATTCAGCCACAAACACAACATCAGGCGTTGCCCAATCAAACTCATATTGGTGAATGATCTTAGGCCAATCCGTTGGGTCATCGTTGTAGATTTCTTTGTAGCTTTCACGGGTCATGCTGTTGACCACAAAAGCATATTTGGCATCTGACTTGTCTTGACGCTTGGCGTTCAGGTCAAAGAATACGCTAGAGTCGGCATCAAAGATTGGCTCGAATCTGATGCGCTGGCGTTCATTCTCTGGGTCTTCTTCATCTTCGTAGACTGTCCTCAAACGCCATGCGCCAATGCCACCGCCTACAGCTTCCTCAAAAGCATTGTCGTAAGCCTCATCAGCGACCGATGCTTGTTCGTCAGCACGATAAAGGCCATCACATACTTCTGCCAGTTTGTCGTTCTCAGTTCCGTCTTTGCTTACATAGTCAACGGTGATGCGATTATTGCGGTATTCGTTAACGATGCGAATGACCGCCAACATGATTTTGTTGACCTCAAACTTGGGTTTGTTTTCGTACTGATCCCACAATGGCCCTTCCCACTGAGAGCCGCACAACGAGTAAAAACGCCTATCTTGTAGGCATTGCAGACGCTCATCTCGCAGCGCAGTTTGTATATCGTTGAACTGCCGCAGTGCTTCAGC